CCTTGGTTGGAGCCAATAAGCTACGCTGAGGTAATAGCCCGGTACACTGGCGGTAAGAAGAGACAGTATGTTGCCGCACGCGAATCGTTGTATGAAACACCACTTAATAATGATGATGCCAAAGTGCGCATGTTTATAAAGGCAGATAAGTCGCACGAGGCTGATTATAAGGCTCCTCGAGCCATACAGTATAGATCAAAGAGGTATGGCTTGAGCTGGGCGCGATACGTGGTGTCAATGGAGCGCGCGTTATACGCGCTGCAGGACCAGTCGGATTCACCGATTTGCGCCAAGGGACGCAATGCCGATCAGCGCGCCCACGATTTGCGGGCCAAGGCTGCAATTTTTGCGCGACCATTGTTTATGTGCTTGGATCATTCGAAGTTTGATGCCCATATCACGTCTGACTTGTTGCGGGTCGAGAGTCGCTTTTATCAGCGGCTGTTCGGCGGCACGCATCGTAGGTCGGTGCGCAGATATATGCTGATGCAGATGCGTAATCGGGGTAGCACAAAGAATGGCACACAGTATTACACGCCAGGCACGCGGATGTCCGGCGAAGCTAGTACGGCACTTGGTGGAACAGTACTAAATGTGATTCTACTGCGAGCGTGGTTGGGGAGCATACGGCACTGCTTATATGTGGACGGGGACGATTCGGTGGTTATTATTGACCGCGGTGATTATGCCCGGCTACCTGACTTGACCACAACTATGTTGTCTATGTGCATGCACACTAAGTTGGAACAGTCAACGGAGGTGTTCGAGGAAGTGGAGTTTTGTCAGTGTCGACCAGTAGAGGTGGACGGCAAGTGGCGCATGGTGCGCAATCCGCTAAGGGTTTTATCCCGAGCGGGCTGGAGCGTGCTGCCTATGCCGGCCACGTTGGTTCGGCGTTGGGTACGCTCGGTCGGGCTGTGTGAAATGGTGCTGGGGCGGGGAGTCCCAGTGCTGCAGCGGCTGGGCGAACTCATGGCCAGTAGAGGATCTGGTCGATACTATACAACGGACAAACACTACGAGGCCCGAAAATTACAACATAGTATCGAGCGCGTGCAACCCATTGATATAGAGTATTCTACGCGATTGAGTTTCGAGCGAGCGTGGGGCGTAGACCCACAGACCCAAATGCTCATCGAGGACACGTTAACAGTTGATTTTGACGGCCATGTGGACCTGTGTCACGACCAGGCTCCACATGCCCGATACCTGTAACGTGGTTACAATCGGCATTAAACGCAACATGCCTAAGAATCAGACTGCTGGCAAGAATAGGCGTGGGCCAGTCCCACGACCACCAGCGCGGAGGCGTCCACAAACACGACGCACCCATATACTAAATAATATTCCGGGCCCGGTGCCCATGGGGGTTGGTGCCACTGGCACTAATGCCTCCGTGGGCGCGCTTCGGGTGCGCAATAAGGAGTATTGGTTCACTCTGTCTGTTCCGGATAAGGCCGGCATAAAGACTGTTGGCTTTACGCCTGGCGGATCCGGCATGACAGTA